TAGGTGTTGTTTGGAAAATTGCAGGCTTTGGCTTGATAAATACAGGTTGCCCAAATAGCATCGAGAATTGTTCGGCAACTACGGTGCGATCGGATTCAGTATAGGCCGTATAAAACGAATGCGCATCGTTAATTTCGTTGGACGTACCCAACTTACCCGCTTCCAAAATGCCTATAAGCACGGGCGGGATTTGATAGTTCTGAACGATTGCCTTGATAACCGATTGTTCGGTGTACTCCCACAGCTTGTCGTTGTTCTGAATGGTGAACGGCACCAGTTTCGGAATTTGGCTTTCGTCGTCCGCTTCAATCACCATCACATTACCGACACGTTCTGCACCCTGGAACTCTTCAATGCTTTTAATAAATTCATCCCGCTGCGTATCATTTTCGAACTTACCGAAATGAACCAGCATGTGCGAGGCCATAAAGTTGGTTCGGATATTCTTGCTCTTAAACAGCTTGATTTGGGATGTGGTAATTGCGTCCTCCAACACGGGGTCGATTGGAGCAAGTGGGTACTGGCAACGATTGGTAGTGTAATAGAACAACTGGCCTTTGTACGCGCCCATTTTCTGCTCGATTGTATCGCCCTCACATTCGTTGATTTCGGTTAATACGGTATTTGGACTGAATTCATTTACCCAAATAATGTCCTTTTGCCGAAACTGCTTATTCGGGTCTCGGTGATCCCAATTCGGATGGATGCCGTACATGCTGGCTTTCTTGTCGATACCAATTCGAACCATCTCAAACGGTACGTGCGTGCGTGTAGTTGGATTTCCGTTCACATCGTAGTTGACGTGTACAGCGAATCCGTTCCACATGCAGAAATCGTCCGCGCATGCACGTATCAATTCATTCAATTCCTTTGACGCATCGATTCCGGATATAGTCGCGCCCGAACCGAACACGTACTTCTGCTTCATCGACGTACAACTCGAAGCAACACCGGACGATTGAATTACGTCACGAATCCTTTGCGGGTAAGCATTGTCAGCATCGTAACCAAGCACGCCGAACGACTTGAAATCGACGTTTACATTACGTTGCCGCGTCTTACCAGTTACGACTTTAACTGCCATTGCTTATTGCTTTGAATTTTTACGTTTAGGCTTTGGTGCTTCAACCGGTTCGGTAGGTTCGGATTCTTCCGGTTCGGTTTCGGTTGAAACCATTTCAGCCATTCCCATAGTAAATGGTGAGCCATCAAGCATCGTGACGTGCGCGGCCATTCGTGGTTGGATAGCGATAAGCTGTTCTAGTTCTTCGTCGGTGGTATTCATCTCATTGAATACCTTCGGGTCTCCGAACGGACGGAATGGTTTCGGAATCTTGTACTTTGTCAGCTTTGGCATAACGTGATTTGTTTGTTTACGATTCAAAGATATTGATTTGCCCGATTTGGCAATAGTCGCAAGTTCGACCAAGCACTCGATTGCGCAGTTATAGCAGCCTCGATTGCGTTCCTTTTTGCCTGTAACCTCCCGATACAAAGCGAAGATGCGCCCCATCGCGTGCTGTTCGCTACGATGAAGCGCATCTCTTAAGGTTTCTACTTGCTGCTTTAATTCAGCCGCTTCCATTACTCGGTTACCAAGGCCAACAATGCAGCCTTAGTAGCGGTGTAGGAAGTATTGAAGAAGGTTGCAGGGAGGTTTGGCTCCTTCTCAAATTCGGTAGAAACAAGAACAACATTGTATGCACCTTGGGTATCGGTGTCCGCTGTGATGCGCTCCAAAGTGGCTGGCTTCAATCCGGCTTTCATTCCGTAGATTTCGAATGCCACATCGCCGTCTGCACCTTTGAATCGGTTCTCAACGATAGCAACCACTTTCTTGGTCACCATTCCCTCAAGGTTCTTTTTCACGTCCGGCCCGTTATTGAACACCTTGAACGTAACCTCATGGTCGTACACGTCAGAATAGCGCTGCACAACCAATGCAGCACGTGGTTCAATCGAGCTGTTTTTGCCCTCGAACTTAAAACCGCGTGCGCCGGATTTCAGCGTGATGCCGGTAATAAGGTTCGGGTTTGATACGTCTTCGGTGAAGGACTCGATATCCTCCAAGTTGAACAGGTACAACATGTCCTGCACTCCCCCCGAAATGGGGGTCGCGCAGTTCAATAGTTCGTCCTGAATAATTCCGTCACATCCTGTTGCCATATTGTGCCTCCTTTCTTAGTAAGCAGCTTGGATCAGGTAATCTTCCATCACCTTCGCGTCGATTTTGTACATACCGCGCAAGTTGGTGGTTTCGTCCTTCATCTCAAACCATTGTTTGAAACTCATATCGGCAGAATCCACACCTACTACCAAGTTCGATTTGGTGGTGTACAATGCGCGGTGCGGTAAGTCCCAAGTGGTTCCGTTATCGAAATCGGCGCGGATGGTACGATCCCAAAAATTGAATCCGTAGATAACAATTCCTCGATATGCCACGCGCTGAATACCGTTAACGATATTCTCCAAGGTGAACACAACCGACTTGCTTTCAAGATAGTTGATGTAGTTGTCAAGCAGCGATTGGGTGCTGATGATGATTTGGTCGGGCTGTGTACGCAAACGGTAATCCGCTTTGGTCAAAAGTGCATTGTACACAAGGTAAGCGCGGTCAGTTGCAAGCGCGTCTTGTGCTGTTTTTGACACTCCGCTGTTTTCCGAAATGGCAACTTTACGGCTTGAATCGGCTGCAACGATGTCGAAGATTTGCTTCCACAAACCGTCGATAATGTTGTAGTCGTCAACGTCAACACCCGAAGTGATTGCTCCAGCAGGGCTGTCGTCAACGTTCGCAGCGTCTTTGTCGTTGAACCACACGATACGAAACGCATCTTCGAGCATCCCGTCCGATGTGCGTTCAGCCAAGAATGAAGCCCACTCAGTGCCGGTAAGGTCAGCTTGGTCAAGGCCAAGTTTCTTAGCGTACACCATGAAGTTGCCCTCCAAGTTTGAATAGCACTCGGACAAGTACACCTTAACGGTTTCGGGATCCCAGAACTTTTGTGAAGCTGAAATCTCACCGTTGGTTGGGGTGGATGAACAGCCTGCGTCTTTCTTGGTTACTTTCTTTAGCAAGCCTAAGAACACGATTTGCTTTTTCGCAACGATGCCGGTCTGTACCGTTTCAAACTCGGTAAGGTCGGGTTTGGCAAAGGTCAATTCCTTTACTGCTTCGTTGAATGATTTTACCTCTTCACCATTCCAAGTGATCGAGGCGAGGTCGATAATGTTTGACATTGTTTATGAAAGGGATTTGAGGTTACTTTTTTGCGGATGCTTTTTTGGCATTCTCCAAGATTGCAGCCGTAGTGAATGACTTCGGAGCAGGCTCTTGTTTGCGGTGATTGAAATTCTGTGTACGGGTCGGAAGCACAACTTTCGATTCAAGTTTGGCTTGCATCTCAGTGATTACGTGCTGCGCGGTTTTGATGCTGTTTTGGAATTCAGCGTTTTCGGTTTGCAGCGCGGCAATCGTTGCGTCTTTCTCGGCAATCGATGCTTGAAGTGCTGCGATTTGTTCTTCGGCAGACGCAGCAGCAGGAGGCGTAACAGCAGTAATTGCTCCGGCTTCGGTGGTAATCATAGTACCATCGGCCAAGGTGTGTTCGCCATCGGGGGCGGGGCTACCGTCTGCAAGTGTAACCATATCGCCTACGGTTGGCACTTCGCTTTCGGATTCGATTGTCACGGCAGTGCCATCTTCCAATGTGGTTTCGATGGATGCCTTTACCGGCTCGGCTTGCGCCTTGATGCCGAACTTTGCCATCGCCGCAGTAATTGTAGCGTTGATGGATTCTGTCAACTTGTTCATAAAGGAATCGGGTTTATTTTGGTTTGGTGTTAGTTCGATGTAAGCAACTGCCTTTATTGATGTGATTACTTCATCAGCAAATCCAAGTTCCACCGATTGCTGTGCGCTTAACGATGTTTCGGATTTCATCAATTCAATAATTGCGTCCTTTGGCTGGCTTGTCTTGTCTACATAAAAATTGGCAAGTTTTTCTTCTTCGGTTCGTAGGTTTGAGGCGTAATTGATAAGGTAATCTGAATTCCCCTTTGCTTCACCCCAAGGCATGTGGACAAAGGTTTTAGAATACTCGGTTATGTAACGCATGCCTTTGTTTCCGGCCTGTGCAATTACGGTAGCGATAGAAGCGCAAAGTCCCTCAATGCGCGTTTCGATTACGGCACCGGTATTTACCAAGTACGAATAGATTGCATATCCTTCTTCAACTTCACCACCTTCGCTATGGATATGAGCAACGATTTTATCATTTGCTCCAAGGCCTTTTGTTTCGGCAATAACCTTTGAGAGGGTTACGTCTTTGCCTACTATGCCAACAATGTAAATGTGTTTTTCAGCCATGATGCAAATTTTAAGTAGTTAATACTACCTTGCATTGCACAATACTGAAACATGAAAGCACTTGTGATTGGTAGGGGTGAAACATCGGCAAAAGTTGGCGGCTTCGATTTGTATGTAGGGGTGAACGATTGCCAGTTCCCAGTCGACCACCTAATTTGCATCGACGCTCCGTTCGTATTTAGCCACGACCGATTATCGACCATTGCAAAACATCCGGCCAAGATGTACACGCAGATTGCAGCATGGGGTGAATTAAGGCAAATTGAACCAATACGGCTCACATCGACTCGGTATGATTTATCTGAGTTGAAACTAAAGCAGAACTACCCGCACAGCAATAACTCGCCGTTTGTTGCCGTGTGTCATGCGTACTTTATGGGAGCGAAAACGATTGTGCTGTCCGGTGTGGATATGGTGTCGCATCCGGTGTTATCGCACAAGTCCAAGGTTGATGGGATTAAAAAGCATTACAGCGAACTGCACCGCGAATTGGCTAAACTTGGTTGCAAGTTGTACCTGCTCAAAGATTATGGAATCCTGTCCGGCATTGTTCCGGTGATACCAAAGGGAGTGGGATATTAAGGTCACGCACGTCAATAAGCGGAACGTCGCCGTGAACGGTCAATGCGTTTTGTCCGGGCTTCCAGTTTTCGTATCGCTCGACCATTTCGTCGATATTCGATTCGTAGTTCTTTCGCGCCGATGAATTCTCCAGTTTAACGCGCAGGTTTTTCCGGACGTAGCTAAAGTGGTGCATTTGAATTTCGGATCGCGGGAATACCAAAACTTTTTTGCTCGGTAACTTTCGGGTTGGGTCGGCCACTACCGGCCATTCGATGAACTCCTTAAACTTCCGGCCTAATCCGGTTTTGTAGAACAGCGGAACGTGATAAGTTTCGGGAGCAAGATATACGTATGGGAATGAGAAATAGTACGTCTGCATTTGGCAACTCGACGCATCGCAACCGGATTGGATGAACTTTTCCAAAGCCGAAGTAAGCTGCCCGACGTTGTACGATTCGTCGCAGTCCATTGTCATAAACAGGTCGAACCCGTTTTGTTCAGCCCATTCAAGCCCGATGTTGCGCTTAGCCAGTTCGTTTACAGCCGGACGTGCATTTTGGATTGGCGTGTAGTGAATGATTGCGTCAAAGCCAAGTTCTTTCAGCAGCGGTTCGATGTCGTCCGGTGCCTGTTGTCCGTGATTGGAAACGTTTTGATACACGCCGATAATCGCGTCAGCAATAGGACGGATGCAGCCAACCGATGCAGAAAGGTTCTCGATCCCGTCAAAAATGTTGTATGCTACGCAAACTCGATTCATTTCGGGTCGGTAAAAACGGTATCACGCGCTTTCCATGCTACGTCCGGCGCGGTATAATAGTAAAGCGCAATCGACTTGCGGCTGCGATGTTCCGGACACGTTAACGGTTCGGGGTGGCCATGCCAGCTTGTTTCGGTTGTGCTGAATATAACCATCGTGTTAAAGTCCGGCGATACCGAAACCCGTTCGCGCTTATTGGTGTCGTACAGCTTGATGCTACCGCCCCACTCTGCATCCCAATCTTTGTTGAGGTAAACTAGCACGTTAACGCGCCGGTCTGCGCCCCACATTGAATGCTTATTAAAGTCGATATGCACGCCCAACTTACCGCCACGTTTAATCTCATGGTATCCGCCTCCAACAAGGTACGGGTCAGGCATTAAATTCTCGATGCCGGTAACTTGACTCAACCATTTAAGAAACGGCTCGGCATTCAGTTCCCGAACCAACCGAACGGCGGCAGGCGATAACTTGCTTTCGCCGTGCGTTACCATCTTGCCCTCATACCGATTGTTAAACTTCCGGTCGGCCAGTACGTTCAAATCGGGAAACTCTAAAGCGACTTCATCCAAGAACTCCGGCTTGAATGCGTTACGAATGACGCAATGCGGGAACGGGTCGGCCTTTGCATAGGCTTCGGCAGAAACGGCAGGGAATGTGAAGGTGTTCATGTATGCAAGGTACTATTTCAATCCGTACAATCGCTTCAATCGATTAAAAACTATGCGTTGGCCATCCTTCATCGTGTCGGGTACGTCCGCGCTCGAACGGCTTACCAAGTGAGTGCAAAGCGCATCGTGAACAAGGCCGTGTTCGTAGCCGTGATGTCGAAGCATTTCCCCAATCCAGTTGTCTTGGTACCAAAAGGCCAATTCATCAGGTAGCAATTTGTCCAGTCCGATAGTGGCAATGACACCGGCACGCATCGCAATAAACCAACCACATAGAATGTAGGTCGTCCGAAATCCGAACGTAATGCCGCCTGTCTTATCTGCGTGCAAATCGAGCGTTGGATCTTTCGGTGATGCCGAAGCAATTCCGGCGCGTATCAGGTTCTTGATGCAATCCGGATGCGGTTCGATGTCGTTGTTCACCATAAGCACGTAGTCAAAATGCCGCTTGTTCATTCCGTACCGAATGCCCTGCTTCATCGCTCGGTTGTAATTGAACGCGCCGCCTTCGTATCGAATGACGTGAGCGAATCGGTAGTCGTATAACATCGTATGCGATTCAACGACGACCGTATCGATAAAGTGGCTTCCGGTTGATTGCGTGAGTGCGTCAATCGCGTTTTGCGTCATTGTAATCAGTTCTGGCGTGCTGCTTTTGGAAAGCATTACAACAAGTACATTCATGCCGGTTGGTATAGTGATTTATAAAACTCGATGTCGGATGCCGGTAAGTGCCTTTTAAGATTCGACCATGCCGGATCCGGCTTGTACTTTGAAAAGCCTTTGTTATGCCCAACGCCTCCACACAATCCGATGCCATGCTTTATTCCCACCGAATAGAACCGCTGCGGCTCAACCGTTCGGCCTTTCAACTGCTTCCAAAGTTCAATATCCAACCAAACATATTCGTCGGCCGGCCATGTAAAGCGTTCCAATGCATCGACCGATACAAGTGTACTCATTAACGACGCTCGGCCTTTGTGGTCGCTATGCCATACCCTGCCAGCAAGGTGGAAGTACAGCGTGTAACCAATACCGAATATCTGTGGCCGTCCGTGGCTTACCCACCAGCCAACCATTGTCTTGATATAGTCGGAATGGTACCAGTCGTCATCCTCCATAATCAACACCACATCCGCGCCTTGCTGTTTAGCCCGTTCGCATCCAATCCGCACCCGCTTGGTTAAGTCCGTCACGCCCGTGCTGAATTCATCGTCAACGATTATCCACATATCCGGCTGCATCGTCTGCCGTTCCATGTAGTACCTCAACCGGTCAAGGAATACAGCGCGTCTTGTGTCGTGATGCGGAGTTACAACTGCTACCCTCATACCAACTTCATCACGTCCTTTTCGAACTCAACGATTTCACCCTTTCGCTCAAGCGCCCACGCATAGCATTCATCACGGGTCGCGCTCTTATGCGGTTCGCCTAAGATTTGGCCTGAATAGATTGCAAACGGCATTTGGGCATGATTAAGCAGTACCCATGCGTCAATATCCGGAGCCGGTTCGTAGGCAATGAAGCTATCAATTTTCCGATCATGCGCTTCGGTAAAGAAACCCTCTTTGATGAATGTTTTCGGGTTGAGAATGTTGAACGCATCGCCCATAGTCGCCGTGTCGCGCTTCGATGTAAGTCCGTTCACCTCGCAGTTTTCTTGGGCGCATAGGAACATCATAAATTCAATCAGCGCGTCAATGTCGTACACGAACACGTCGGGCGATACATTCACTACCAACTTACCGGACGCTACGTTACCGTTATGCAGTTGCCGGATGTATTGGTACTTGTCCATTCCGGTTGCCTTGGTTAAGACAATGCCGGGGTAATTGAAAAAGGCAAGGCAACGAATGTCTTGCGGCTCAGGTTGGTTGGTTGAAACTATTAGCATGGTAAAAATTTATCCCTTCATAAACTTGCAAGCGCGGTAAACGGTAACGCTGTCCACCTTATACTTATCGGCCACCTCTTGAACGGCTACCGATTGGCTGCATTTGGATGTCTGCATCACGGCCTGAACGTCAAAATACATATCGCGGTACATGATGACCTTTTGCGATACGATGCCGGCACGATAGAACTGTGTTAGTAATCCGCTTTGGGTTGCTTCGATAATTAACTCGCCGCGTGTCTTGCTCATATCTGCGAAGATACGCGAACTTCCGAATAATCCGTCTGGCCCTTGTTAATGTCGCTAACCCGAACGACCGGCGATGGTATGGCTCGGATTGCATCAATGAGCGCGGTGTTCGATGTGGATGGAGTGACGTTCGGTTGGAAGTTCACCACACCATCGCGGAACTTGGGCGCACCGACAAAGTTTTCCAAAAAGCCGGGGTACATTCGTTGGATTGCGTTCGTACCCCATGCAGGTATAACCGTTTCGCCGCGACTCAACCATGCCGGTATTGAATCGCTTGTTTCAGTACCGGGGCCTTGTAATCCAATCACACCGGTCGCAAACCCTTTTGGCTCTTGTGTCAATCCGCGCTTAACAACTGCGAACGCACCATTAATGAGCGCACTCAACGCGGCTGCACGGGCAAAACCGGACACACCGAACGAAGCTACCGAATCGGCTTGGGCGAATGACTGCGCCGTTGCCGAAGCTATTGCGGCGTTAACCGTCTTTTGCAGCGTATCGAGAATAAGAATCAGAAAGTTCTTACCAAACCCTTTCAGTTCAAGTCCGGACTCGAATAAACTATCAGCGAAGATACCGGCCACCTGTTGACCGAATGCGATACCGGCCTGCGCTTGTTGGTCGTATGCCTGTTTAACCGTTTCGAGTTGGGCGGTTTGAAGTTGGGCGAATTTCTCGAACGATATATCGCCGTTTTCCTCGACGAAAGCATAATAGTCTGCAACGATTTGTTGCCGCTGAATACCGAATCCTTGCTCCAATGCAATCAGGTTGGTAAGCCCCTCTTGCGTTTTGATAAATACACCTTCTTGTTCGAGTGCGGCCAAGTCGATGTTTGCTTGTGCAGCCTGTGCGCGTAACAATGTCTGCTGCTCGATCCGGTCAAGGTCGAAGCGCTTAAGGTTATCGAGGTCGGCAATAGCGTTTTCAATGTTGGCTTGCCGTAACGCTTCTTCGTCCTGCGCCTGTTTACGTTGTGCATCGAGCGAACTTTGACGCGCTTCATCTTCGACGGCTTTGATTTTATCGAAGAATGCCTTTCGCTTTGCCAGTTGGTCGTCCGCAATCTTTTCTTGTTCGCTCGCCGCCTCTTGAGATGCTTCAATCTGAATTGCTTTAATCTCTGTGGTTCGTGTCGCTACTTCATCTTCGAGTTTCTGCAATTGCGCCTTTGCCCCTTCCAAAGCCGAACCGCCTATGTTCGCAATCTGCCCAAGGTTCTGTTTGATAATGTTGATTTGACGAATTGCTTGGTCGCGGAAAAATTTCTCTTCTTCAACCTGCAATGCGCGGGTATCTTGTCCGGCAGCTTCGAGTAGTCGCTTTCGTTGTGCGAACCCTTGTGCGGCCACATCCAACCTGCGCTGCTCGGCCTTAATTAGTTTGGCTACCTGCGACTCTTGACGCGCCAGTGCAGATGTTTCGTCGTTGGTTAGGCCGATGAATTCCAAAACGGCATCTGCGGCGTTCGAAACAAAGTCGGCCACCAGTTGCAAGCCCGGTAAAAATTTGAGTACAGCCGCCTTTACCTTGTCGAAGTTGGTAATCAGTTCGACCAATCCAATCACAAGCAATCCGATACCGGTACCGGCCAATGCCAGCCGGAACAATTTAAGCACGCCGGTTGATGAACCTACCGCAAACGCATAAGCCGCCTGTGCTGCCGTCTGTGCCTTTGTCGATGCAAGTGCAACCGTGTCGATAATCGCGCCTTTTTCCTTAATGATATTGGCTACGTTCAAGGCTACGTTCACACCTGCTGCCGCCTTGGCCAGTTTCTCCTGCGCCGCTTGGTTGTCCTCGAACTGAACCGATAGTGCGGTGAATGCCGAACCAAGCAAACCCGCTGTAATTACCGCGTCCTCGAACTGCTTTTTGATCGGGTTCTTGGGTTCGCGGTTACCGAATTCATCGACCTTACCCGTTGCTTGGTCAATCTGTAATCGAAGATTAGCCGCTTCGTCCGATGCCTCCTTGAATCGTTGCGAACCGATGTCGGTGGATTGGATTTCGGTATCAAGCTGCGCCAGTCGTTCTTTCAGTCCCAATATCGAATTGGCCGCACGGGTTACGGCACCTTCGTAGTCGCCGACGTTACGCCGAAAATCACCGACGCTGCCCTCGGTTGCCTTTAGCTGGTCGGATATGTTCTTGATTTGCTTGCCCAGAACTTGGCCGCTTACCGTATTGTTCCGTTCGGCCTCGGACAGCTTGTTGTACTGCGACGTTAAAACCGATAGCTGCGCCCGAAGCTGCTCATTCGATCCCGCTGCGGCTTTATTGGCCGTGTTGAGTTTAACAAGCTGCTGTTCGTTTGAACGCATTTCGGTAGTTAGCCGTTTGAGTTCAACCGAGTTTTGTAGGTACTCTTCCGATAATGACTTGCCCGAAATCTCCAACACCTTTTGCTGGTCTTTCAGGTCTTGGATTGCCTTTTTAAGTTCGAGTGAATTCCGTGTCGCCTGTTCGGTGTCGAAAAACACCTCTAACACTATGGTTTCGTCAGCCATTTCAGTTTAGGAAAAAGTACATATCAATAAGTCGTGTGCGTCCCGTGTAATAGCTAATCAAATCAAACCGGATAGTTCGTATGAACTCCTTGTCGCAAATTGCCAAGTTCACATATACCGGTGTAATCATGCCCAAATTTAGCTAATCCGAACAAGTTCTACCTCAGTAAGTTGATTTGCACCGCTAAATTCCTTCACCTCATTTACGTAAAACAGCATTCCATACGATTTAATCCATATAGGCACGCGGAAATCCAGTTTTGACACATCCAAATTGTTCAAATGGAATTGTCCGGTAATAACCAAAATGTAGTCGGTAAGGTCATCAAGTATATCCGCATAGTATTTAGCGTACAAATCCGGCCATGACAGCGACAAATCACCCGCGTTCACAATGTATGCAACCGCGCTGTTACCCGAAGATGCAGGTGTACTTTGGTTCGGTGCCGAATACTGAAATGCAGGCTCCAATCGAATAAGGCACAACCTTGGTTTATCGTCAAGTTTCGCACGACCGGAGTTATCCAAGTTGCCTTCCCACGCTTCCCATGCAGCTACGTTATCGATATTACATACTCGCTGTTGAATAACTGAATTAAACGCGCTGTTGATGTAGTCGGCTGTATCGTTTAGCTGCTCATTTGCTATGGTAAAATCGTATCGGTACAGGTTCGAATCGTTATACCTCAACGATGTAGTCTTGCCGAACCCCGATAGTTGAAATCTGCGAACCGGTGGAGGCGAAACAACCAGCTTTTCACTCCAATCTTCTGGCCGAACCTTGTTGGCCGATAGTTCGGTGAGGGTATTCATGTAAATCGTTTGGCTGAATTCATCAACGTCGTAGTATGCTCCAACGAAATTCGCTACCTCCTTGAATAGCTTACCCATATCCCAATCGGGCAGGTTCGGCGCAAGCGTCAAAGGCCGGTTAAAGTAGGTCTGTTCGGCATTAACCGATACAACCGTCATGGTATAGTCGTAATCGATTTTGCCGTTACCGGTCATAAACGCGCCCAAGTACAGGTAATCGAACTCATGCAATCGGTTGTCATTGATTTGATCCTGCGTGACGGTAACCGTAACCGATCCTGTAAACGTTCCTTCAACATTTTGCTGCACCAACGTTACAATGGTGAATGGATTAAGGCCACCAATCGAAGCGAATCCGGTGCGCCTTAATATAGCCACACCGCCCTGCCCTGATGGTGCGAAATCGTACAAGGTAAAGGTGTAATCGATGCGAACGGTGTACGTTCCTTTTAGCAGCATTTCAAAACCTTTGACCGGCGAACCCCCGAATGTCACACCTTGGGCATCATTGGTTACTCCCCACACGTCCGGCACAAATTCAATTGGGTCAACTGCCCAACCTGATATGCCTTGAATGGTAATCGCATCCAATGACGTTCCATCCCACAGCACCCGTGACGCACCGCCCGTGCCTTGGTAGTCGCTCAGTATGTCGTCGTTATTGAATAGCCGCTGAATTGGCAATGTCACGTTATTGATTTCGTCGGTATCGTACCCAACGCCAGCCATGTTGTACCCGAACCGTGCAGCGCATTGTTGGAGCAGGAACTTAGCGTAAACGTGCGGTATCAATCCCTTGCATCCGGCTACCGGTGTCGTTTCGGATTGTAGGCCAAGCTGCATCAATGCATACACGTAGCAGTCCTCCCATCCGTTTGTCTTGGCTGCAATGATGTTGGTTTGGTTCCAACGATGTTTATACGCGGATAAATCAAGGCTGCGAAGTTTCGTCTTTTTAAGCAGGTCGAAAATGTTGCCACTAAGCACTTTCAGTTCGACCTCTGCGGTATCGGATGCCTGATTGATAACCAGTCGCGCATTGGCCGTTAATTCAACCCCATCCGATACCAACTTGCCTTTAGTGATTTGATACGGTACTTGGCTGCTTGTATTGTATTGAAGCAATCCGAGCGCGGCGCGGTTGTTTCGGTTCAGCGGTATCTGAAAGCGATTGGTGAACGACGCGAATCGGCTCTTGAAGTCGCCAATATCGGCCACCTTTTTACTGAGCGCAATCGTAACCGATGAAGGTAGTTCGATTTCCTGTTCTTCGATGAATAGCCGTATCATGCGATTTGGTTGAAGTTTTCGGGGAACACAATCGAGAATTCAATATCGAACAGGCTTGCATTGGCCTTTCGGATCGAGAACGTACCCGGCTCAACCGTCACACCGATACGCGCCGGAAATCCACCCTCCATCACCAACACGTAAACCTGTGGCGACGATAGCAGCGTTTTGATTCCTTCCGCATCGTTTTGGTCAAGGCCAGTCATACCGATTTGCAGCTTTTTGTATGACCGCTTCTGTAGCACCCGATTGAACGACTCCAGTTGGCTGATGTTATCGAATGCCGTTTGGAATGTTCCGGTTAAATCGACCTGCAACGTTTCGCGGTAGTCGCTATTGAACAGGTATTGCGCCCATGAACCATCCGGAGCAAGCCAACGAAGCATGATGGTGTTGCACCCGTACTTGTCGGTCGGCACTATTCGGATGTATCGCTGCTCACTGATTCGGGCATGATCTGATTGTCGCTGCAACCAAACGTAAACACCGCGCCGATTATCGTTGCCCGATATTGGTCCAAGCGCATAAAGGATTTCGTTCACCTTCGATGCGGATTCAGCCAAAGCAGTTGGAGATGTTGCGCTAAAGTCCGGTGGAGTCGCTGTCGGATTATTCGCATAAACCGTGAACGTCTGCACCTCGATCGGTTCGGCAATCGCTTCGGGGTCGTAAATGAACGATATCGTATTAGCCCACTCAGGAAAGGCTGTAGGCACCGCAAACGGGCTTAGGAATTTGCCGGTTTTGTTTTGGTCGTAGATAACGAAGTCCTTGTAGTTACCATTGTTGACGTGCCGAATCTGAAACGCTCCATTAACGGCATAGTACGTTCCGGATAAAGACTGCTCGGTTGTAGTGGTTGAGTTCTTCCAAAATTCCTGATACGTCACGGTGAACTGCGCACAGATGTTGTCCGGTGTTTGCTGGCCTGTTACGTCCTGAAAATCGTATGCATCGAGATTAGACACAAGCGATTGAAGGATGCCGGATATATCGCACGCACATACGCCGTTCAATAGCGGGGTGTATTTAATCGCGTCAATCAAAATCCCGTCCGCGTCCTTAATCGAAACGTTAATGTAATAGTTCGGCTTGTCGTCCACATAGTTGCAATAACCACCACTTGACGCAACCGTGTATGGCATATTCGTAACCACAACCGTGCTGACCGGAAGCAGATGCACCGTAGTAAGGCCGACGTACTTTTCCGTAACTACATAGATTTGGTCACCGACTGATAATGAACCGACGTGCGATGATGCCAAATTTAACTGAACCTTGCCACTCGATACCGTTACAGACGACACAATCACGTCCTTGCGCGTGAACTCAAACACGACCGGATTGTGCGCGGCCACCCAACGCGAATAGATTGCGGGTGAAACGCTGTCGTCGATAAGAACTTCGGGTAGGCTTGTAGCGATTAGGCTCATTGTATTTCGTTTTTAAGCGATGAAATAAAGGACGTGATAAGCCCCTTTTTTAAGTCATTCAATCGTCCATCATTGACCACGCCGGTAATGATTTCGGTCGGCTTGTTTCGTCCGTAAAAGTCGGTACCACGATGCAGCAACGTTCCTTTTTGGTGAATAGACTTAGCGATTGCGTATGCCAACGAATCTTTGCTTGGCACGCGTCCGCTTGGGCTTGGTTTGGGTATGATGCCTTTATCGTCTATCCACTTTCGGATTGCTTTACGAAGCTGGCCGGATCCGGATGCCTGTGTAGGTTTGCGTCCGACCTCAACGGCATTAGCGTACTTTGCGGCATATACTCGAAGCGAACGTTCAGTCAGTTCATATCGGAACGACCGCGACAGGTTTCCCGATGCAGACACGCCCGATTGTTCAACCGATGCCGATAGGTCCGACGTGAGTTTCTGCGCGAACCGTTCAATAAGTATCTTGTCTAATCCGACAGGCATGATTCGATGTAGGTTGTGGCTTGTAGTGCGTTATCGAATTGCTGGCCATTGAACGTGAACTGCTGCACGTTGAGCAGATGCGTAGTTTCGCCAACGGTTAAATGCAGCTGCGTATCGTCAACAGCCTCAACAAATTCTAAAGCACCAGAAACCTGACCGAGTACGCTGGAAAGGAATGATGCAATCTTGTTCTGAATGGTTACGTCAATCATGCTTATAGGATTTCAATGGTGTAGCCTGATGTGTTTGCGCTGTCCGTTCCAGCCGCGCATTGGTTTGCAAATACGATGTACCAGTCTTGCGTCCAGTCGATGTTGGCCGTTGAACGCGCAACTGATGTTTGCGATTCGTCTGTAAATAGCGATGCCAATGTAGCGCTAATAAATTCCGTTTCTGTTGCGGATTTCACCATCAAATCGCCTTTGCGTTGAGCGAACAATGCCGAAGTCGCTGTCGTTACGGTCTGAAGCAATATGGGTGAGCCTGATAAGTTCGGAGTGCTGTTGAGGTACACGCGCATTGTTTTCGTTCCGGCTATACCGGTAAAGATGCCGCGTGTGGTTATGCGAACAACGTTACCCACCGCAATCGTACCGCCAGCAATAAGCCGTGTTGCAGATACCGTGTTGGTTGTTCCTGACGATACCGTGCCGTTTGTCGTGGATTTTATTGCTTGGACACCGGTAGCCGCAATCGTAAAATTTGGGTAAGTGCCGGTAACAGCTACACCGACACCGGCATTAAGCACAACGGTTTGGTCGGGTGCGGTGTTGGTTATTGTAGTTCCTGCAACGCTGATACCGGTTCCGCCTGTATAGGTTGGAATGTCAGATGTCAACGCAACCGTTCCTGTTGCATTCGGAAACGTATATGTGCGGTCTGCTGTATTTCCTGACGTTTTGAATGTCGAATAATGCAGGTTGTCGTTCTTGGTTTTTAAGTCGCCGTTCGAGTCTGCGAATAAAGCTGTTGATTGTCCAGTTGCAGTTGCGTTCGCTGCCTGATGGCGTAAGTTTATGTGTCCTGCTCCATTTGTTCCTGTTGCCGATAACGAATCCGCGCTAAGTGAATTTGAGCCTAAATCAACGTCCTGATTTGCGCCAGTATAAGGCACAAAGCCGGAAACGTCTTGCGTGTTGCTGATTGTAAAGTTTGGATAAGTACCTGAAACGCCTATTCCGGTTCCTGCATTTAATACAACCGTTTGATCCGGTGCCGTATTTGTAACAACATCGCCAGCCAATGAAATTCCGGTTCCGGCTGTTAATGCATCTTGCTTCCCATCGAACGCGCTCCAATCTGATGCAGATAAATACCCGTCCGTACTTGATGATGCCTGAGCAATTGATATGTTTGGAGTAGTGCCGCCACTTGATGAAATCGGAGCCGATGCCGTTACGTTTGTAACTTCCGAACCTGTTGCCGGTGCCGTGTTGGTTACGGTCAAGTTAGGGTAAGTACCGGTAACACTTACGCCGGCTCCTGCAGTTAAATTAACGCGGTCGATTTGAATGTGAACATCGCCAGGAGTGTTCAAAGTTGCAGCAACTCCGGTTCCTCTAAAATCGAGATTCGTTGCCGCGTTGGTTATGGTAACGCCATCGTCCTGAATTCTGATAGAACCACCTCCGCCTCCACCGCCTGAACCACCACCAACGACCGTTAATGGATTATCAAGCGTGCCGTCACCTTGGAGCGTGCTATCAGTATAAACGCGGGTCAGGTAGGTTCGGTATGGTGGTAAATCTTCCGGCACAAACTCGCCATCGGGACACGGCTGAACTGGTACGGCAAACGCTTCCAACGTAAAGGACACCACCACACCGGACAGGTTCACGTCATAAACGTTCACCGCGTCGGTCACTTCGATGTTGGTTATGGCCTTGACGTAATCGGTATAGCTGTTCAGGTTTATGATAAGCTGATTCGCGGCTTGGTCGGCATTGAAGATAACCGGTTCGTGATGTTCGAACTGGTCGTCGAACTCAGTCTTATCGAATATAGCAAGGTTAACGTTATACGTTTCGGTAATGCCTCCACCTGATTGAATCGCTTTGACAATTCGTGTTGGCCGATCAAATACCACAACCGGCAACTGCACGTCGTCGGATGTGATGTTGTTCATTCCGGCTGTACCGGTTTCGAACGTGTACCCGCCTAACCCAGCAACTGCGGCGCGTAACAGCCCAACTATTCGAAGTTCACTCATTATCTCGGTTTTTTACGTTTGGCTTGTTCTGTTTGTATTTGCTGGTATTTGCGTTCATATTCGGCCTTGTCGGAAAGCATGCGTAAAGTTACATAAACCTCCCCGATAGTTAAATTCAGGTAGTACGGTTCTTTCGTTTTGTCCCCATTCGTGAGAATATTGAGCGTATAAAGCCACCCGTATTTCCGTAGTTTTTCAATCCCCGCTGCAACTTGGGCAGATTCGTCGCCGCGATTGCCTTGTCGATTCTGACTCTCGAAGAACTCAGCCAAACGCCCAAAAAAAAACTATGCAGATTCATTACGGTAGTGGCCGGCAAGTCCAAAACTTTCTGCTCCAGTTCATCCACCGCCTCAACACTTGTCGGTTCAACATCGCACAGGCATAGCGCAACACATCGCGCATACTTATCGTGTTTAATCTTGCCGCTGCTGCCGATGTTTTGGTACATGATGGCATATCGGGTAATCATTTTTGACG